CTCCCGCCTTTTCGGCTTTGGCCGCGTCTAGGGCGCCGACTAGTGACAAGGCGCAATCCAGCGTCTCGCATGTCGATTGTTTGAGCCCGGCGCGGCCTTTGGCCTGATATGCCTTGCTTGCGACGATGCCGCGAATAGTCGCCAGAAGATCGCGGCGGCCAACCCAATAACCGGGATGCAATTGAACAACGCGCGTTGAGTGTGTAGTTTTCATCTACCGACCCTCCCTGCTGCGGCTTTCGGCCTTGGCGATGGCGGCGCGATAGGTTGCCACATTACGCCGCAATTCTTCCGCCGTGGCCGTGTTAGCCGTTTTGTTTTCGCGGGCCGCGCGGTAGTGATAAATAGTCGCTTGAACTTCTAGCGATGCAGTTGCGTCTTTAAGCATCACCAACAATTCCTTGTTCACACTCTCGGAGGGCGCGGGCGACGTGTCGGCGAGGGTTTCGGCAATTTCTGCGCGGAGGCAAAGACACTCGCCGGAGTGACGGGCCGGACAATCCGCCGCGTGGGAAATTTGTTCTTGCGCCGCTTCCAGCGCCGCGCGGAGGCGCACAAGCTGCGCTTGTAGCGCGTCACGCTCGGTGGCGGTTTTGGGGGCGGTTGCGAATAGACGCGCGCGCTTAATGTCCGATTTCGTAGGGTGACGCTGAACCCAGATTTCTTCATGCGTCTTTTCGTCATAAACGATGATGTATTCTTCACTCCGATGCGTTTTCCAAGCCATTGTGGATTTCCCTTCGGTTAGTTGTTGGCCGCACTAGATAGCCCACGGCGCGCGTGGGCTACTTAGAACGGTCAATCCACCAAGATATAAACGTGAGTCGGCTTCCCTTTGCCTACGCCTCCTTCATGGCCCCAGGGAGTTGAAAACTCGCACGCGCCTTGGTTGAGCGCGTTTACTTGGGCCAAAGCGTTCGCACGGTCGTATGACTTGATCTCGTGAAACATCCACTCTCCCGTGGCGGGCTCGCAGCGCGCGATGGTGAAGGCCTGCATTCTGTTTCTCCCTTGTGTGCGTTGGTTGGTATCACGTGACACCATTAGGCTCACATATCGCCAAAGGTGTCAATGGGTAAATCGTTAATCCTTTGGTTAACTATCGAGCTTAGGCTACCTGGGCTTCCCTTCACTCACCTTCGCCGCTCCCGCAACCGTGGGAGAACCACGGCGCAAGCTTGCCTTGGTGTCACGTGATACCACGGCCAAGCTAAGGCTTTAGCCCTGGCTTCTCTTGCTTGCCTACGCTTCCAATGCAATTGCGAAGCATTCGCATCGGCTATCCTCGGCAAGCCATGGGGGGCGGTCGCAGCCGGGGCACTTCGGGGGCACCGGGGGCGTCGGCGGCCCAGGGACCGCCCAGATCGCCGCAGACCTCCCAGGCAATAAAATGGAAAAAAAATAGTTCACGATGGAACTACTTTTGAAATTACTTTAGCTACTAAAGCATTTCCTCGGCCATCCACCGCCCAGCAAGCGCGAAGCCAGCAAAAATCCAGAAAATTTTCGAAGCGGTGTCACGTGATGCCTGTGAAAACCGATAACTTCCCATGAAAAGCCGTTGTTTCCGGTAACCTCACGTGAAAAGCCGTTACCGGCAACGGAAGCTCTTGACATGTTATAACGTAACATCCATGCTAGTAGGGTCCGCAGTCGGGTTTCCTCCCCTGGCCCTCGATAGCGGACCCGCCTCCGGGGGGCGGCGGTGCTTGCTGAAGCCTCTTGGCGAAGCGAGTTAGAAATTGCCCCCCACTGAATTTACGCGGGGTGGAGCAGTCCGGTAGCTCGGTCGGCGTGCATCACCCGACAGGTCGCTGGTTCAAATCCAGCCCCCGCAACCAACTTGGGACGTGGCCATGACGATACCGCGCAACATGAATATCCGACACCGGCAGGTGGTGGACCTGTGGTTCGGCAATGGCTTCAACAAAGCCAAGGCGCTGAAAGACGCCGGGTATTCCGAAAGCGTGTCGAAAAGCGGGTGCAACCAGATTTTCAAGCGCAAGGACGTGAAGCAATACATCCTGCACAAGCAGGAGTTGCTGAAGAAGAAGTTCGAAGTCACCGAAGAAAACGTGACTGCCGAACTGGCGAAGCTTGCGTTCTCCAACATGGGCGACCTGTTGGTGGTGCAGGAGGACGGCTCGGCCTACATCGACTTCAACCGGATGACTGCGGAACAGCGCGCGGCCCTGGCCGAGTTCACGGTGGAGCAGTACATGGAAGGCCGGGGCGACGACGCCGTGCCGGTAAAGAAGACCAAGATCAAGATGGCGGACAAGAAGGGTTCGCTGGAACTGCTGGGGCGGAAGCTCGGCATGTTCAATGACAAGTTGAAGGTGGACCTGCACGACACGACCATCGCGGATCGCCTGCGCGCTGGCCGCCTACGGGTTAACAAGCTGGCAAAAGGGGAGAAGGGGAAATGATCTTATCGGTACGATATTGGGGAGCTAACGTGGTTCATTGGCAGTTCCCGTTTAAGCTCACGCTTCGGAAGCTATATGGAGCGAACCCACCTCCGAGAGGCGCTTGCATCTTTATACTGGGGACTCGGGTTGCGGCGCATTGGGTGTCGCCATGAGCGGCAGCCGGATGTACGCTTTCGAGAACGATTTCAATTGGGTGATACCGGGGGACTGCGGCGGCACAACCGAGGCCGGTAACGCCTGCGGTCGCTGCGAAGGTTGTTCCCAGCGCCTGTTGGCGCTCGGGCGCAGCCCCAACGGCCAGGACTTCGTGGAAATCGAGCGCGGCGTGTGGGGCCATACCCTGGTCTTCACGGAAGCGCAGATCGACGCCATCGTTCGCAGCGGCAAGCTGGCGCTGTCCCCGCAAGCCAAGACCGCCCTGATCGTGTCCTTGCAAGAGATTGGGAACTAGGTGGCATCACGTGATACCGGGGAAGCAGAAGTACGACGGTCGGAAGAACCTCAACTATAACAAGCGCACGCCGGACGAGCAGCTTGCCGACGATCTATCGGAGTTCTACGCGGACCCGCTGGGCCACGTCATGTACTCCTACCCTTGGGATAGCGAGCCGTCGATCCAGCTTGTCCCGCTGCATAAGAAATATCAGGGGCGGTTCAAAAGCGAGTTCGGGCCGGACCTGTGGGCCTGCGAGTTCCTGGACCAGCTAGGCGATGAAATCAAGGCGCGGGCGTTCGACGGCAAGAACGCGGTGGCCCCCATCCAGTTCGCCACGGCTTCCGGTCACGGTATTGGGAAAGCGCAACCCTATTCGCTAGAGCTTGACACGCCGAGCGGGCGCAAGTTTTGGAAAGATGTAGGAGTTGGGGATCACCTATTCGGGAGTGATGGAAAGCCCACGCGGGTTGTGGCGAGGCACGAGCAGGGTGTGCGCCCCATGTATCGCATCAAATTTAGCGATGGCTCCGAAACTTTAGCAGACGCAAGTCACATTTGGGCGGTGCGTGGGCGCAACCAGCGCCGCACCGGCACGAACGAGTTTATCAACATGACAACAGCGGAGCTTCTGGAAGTAGGAGCCCGACGGGCGAACGGGTCAGCAAGCGCAAAGCAATGGGAAATCCCGGCGCATAGCCCCGTAGAGTTCCCCGTGGCCGACCAGCCGGTGGACCCTTACGTGCTTGGGTTATGGCTGGGCGACGGGTCTAAGCGGAACGGCCAAATCACCAGCGCCGACGCGGGGGTGTGGCTGGAGATAGCCAAAGCCGGGTACGCGCTCGGAGAACCGATAGCGGGTACGCGCGGCTTGGCTGACTGCCGCACTGTGATGGGACTAAAGCCGCTGCTTGTGGTCTGCGGGGTTTTCGGTTGCACGTCGCAAACGGCGTTTGTCCCAGATCGGTACAAGTATGCTTCACCCGCCCAGCGGTTGGCCGTCCTCCAAGGCTTGCTGGACACTGACGGCTGGGTTGAAAAGGCCAGCAATGGAATTGCGTTTGGTTCTATCAGCAAGCAGCTTACGCAGGACGTGGTTTGGTTGGCTCGTTCGCTAGGACTAGTCGCACGGTCTAAGCCCGGACGGATGAAGTGGTATACCGGAAAGGATGGCGTGCGAGTCAGCGGGCAACCATTTTTTACCGCTTCAATCACATGGGACGGCGCTACGCCTATGTTCCGGTTGGAGCGCAAGCAGACGTTGCTTGTGAAACCCGCAGCGCGCTACCGCACGCGATGGATAGACGCTATCGAGTATTCGCACGACGAACGGGCCATGTGCGTCACGGTGGCCGCAGCGGACAGCTTGTACCTGACGAACGATTTTATCGTAACTCACAACTCGGTTTTAGTCGCGTGGCTGGTCAAGTTCATCATGGACACGCGCCCTATGTGCCGTGGCGTGGTGACGGCCAACACGGCGGAGCAGCTACGCGGCAAGACTTGGGCCGAAGTGGGGAAGTGGCACAACCTGTCGCCCACCAAGCACTGGTTCACGTATTCCTCGGGGCGCGGTGCGATGGCCTTGCGCCATAAGGACTTCCCGCAGACATGGAAGTTCGAAGCCCAGACGTGCCGCGAGGAAAACTCGGAAGCCTTCGCCGGTCAGCACGCCGCCGATTCCACGTCCGCCTACATCTTCGATGAAGCGTCGGGCGTGCCCAACAAAATCTTCGAAGTGCGCGAGGGCGGCACGACGGACGGCGAACCGATGGTGTTCGACTTCGGCAACCCGACGCGCAACAGCGGAACCTTCTACGAGAATTGCATCGGGCGCTTCAAGCATCGCTACATCCATCGCTGTATCGACAGCCGGACGGTGGCGATCACGAACAAGGCTCGCATCCAGCAATGGATTGACGACTACGGTATCGACTCCGACTTCGTGAAGGTCCGCGTGCTGGGGCAGTTCCCGTCCGCCGGTAACCTTCAGTTCATACCGACCGACAAGGTGCTGGAGGCGATGCTTCGCCCGCCGACGCAGGACCGCAACGCCCCGCTGGTGATCGGCGTTGACGTGGGCCGCTTCGGTGACGACGAAACTGTGATCTACCCGCGCATCGGCTACGACTGCAAATCCTTCCCCGCGCGCCGGTTTATGAAGCTGAACGGCGTCCAGGTGGCCGGGCAGGTGCAAGCCTATATCAAGGAGTTCCGCAGCCTGGGCCTGGAATACTCCGGCCTGTTCGTGGACGCGGGTGGTATCGGCGCTTCCGTCGTGGACCAGTTGGGTGTCCTGGGCGAGCGCGTTACGGCCATCCAGTTCGGCGGCGGCGCTATCGACAAGACCTTGTACCGCTTCAAGTCCGACGAAATGTGGGGCCGCCTGCGCGCCAACCTGGAAAAGCTTTCGCTTCCGGCCTTGACCGAGCCCAACGGCCCGGAGCTAAAAGACCAGTTGACGCAGCGCGAGTACGGATATACATTGGCGGGTAACAAGATTCATCTGGAATCGAAAGAGGACATGAAAGACCGGGGCGTGGCCTCGCCCGACATAGCCGACGCCTTGGCCCTTACGTTCGCCATGGATGTTGCGCCGGTCACTCACGCGCACGGCGAACAGAAGCAGGCGCAGACGGCGAGTTCGGAATACGAC